TGATTGTTGATGCTATATCACACCAATATCTAGATGGTGCAGTCGTAGAATATACGAAGACTTTGATGGCAGAACAGTTCCAAATAAAGAATCCATCTGCTTCTTCATCATGTGGTTGTGGTAGTAGTTTCGCAGTATAACGAGGAATGCTGTAAAAAAGCGTAGGCGTGAAACCCTTGATAGGCAAGGGGAAACGAATGTATGAATATAAGAAAGGGTACGAAAAGGAACCTGCTGTAGAGGACCTATTAAATGCTCGTTAATAACAGGAAGCCAATGGTATAAAGTCGGCAGGGTATCGGCAGAGGAAAAAAGAATATGCAGAAAAATTTTATGGGACGAGACGGATTCACATGGTTCGTGGGCGTGGTCGAAGATAGACAAGACCCGAAGTATCTTGGCAGGTGTCGAGTTCGCTGTCTTGGGTTACACACGGACGACATAGGCAAACTACCGACCGCTGACCTGCCATGGGCACACCCTATGAATCCTATCACCTCTGCCACCATTAGTGGTGTTGGGCAGACTCCTCTCGGGCCAGTCGAAGGCACTTGGGTGGTTGGTTTCTTTTCTGATGGCGAAGAGGCACAGCAGCCGATACTCATGGGGACTTTGCCTGGCGTTCCCGACTATACACCCGACAGTACTAAGGGATTCTATGACCCGAATGGCAACTACCCACGCTATAAGGACGAGACGGATGTTAATAGACTGGCTGTAAACGCCACCGATAATCCTCACCCATCGCTCACCCTACGAAAGGCTGACAGAGATATAGCAGTTGGCGTTGCCAATGTAGACACCACGACCATTGTGAATGATGTACTAGCGGCTGACGATGGCGGCTTCTGGGATGAACCCGAGACCTCTTATGCTGCTTTGTATCCACATAACCATGTATATGAGACAGAGGGCGGCCATCTACGAGAGTATGACGACACGATAGACAACAAACGAATACATGAACGCCATGCGTCAGGCACGGCCTATGAGATAGGGGACGATGGCACAAAGATTACAAGAGTCAAGAAAGATAACTATACCATTGTATCAAATGACGAGTATCTCCATATACAAGGGGAGAGTAAGGGAACCTTCGACAAAGGCCTTCGAGTCAAGGTCAACGCATCGGCCGAGACAGGTAACAATTATAACATAGAGGTAGGCGCCGGTGCAAATGTTACAGTAGAGGTACAGAATGGCGACATCAACCTTATCAGCCAACAAGGCGATGTAAACCTCAAGGCAGGTAAGAACATGAACATAGATGTCGCCCAAGCGTTAAACATTAAGGTCGGTGGCGCTATCACAGAGACAAGTAGCAGTAAGACAGAGAGTGCAACAGGGACTCATCAGATGAACGCAGCCGAACACGACATCAATGGTAATGTAATCAACCTAAACTAAGACCGTATGTCAGGAACTGGCTAAGACCCGTTTGCGTACATAAGGGATCTGTTTAGATATAGGTAACTACTTTAAAGGAGTAACACAATGGTAGCAATACATAAAGGGGAATCAAATGAAGAGCCCCTTAGTATACACTATCAGCAAATGGATGTTTAGATTATACATACTATGGTCTATACTTGCTGATATAACAATTATGAGTACTCTCGTATACTATTTCTTTTTCTACTAAATAGTATTGAGTACTCTCTAAACTGAGCATTACTCGTTTGGAGTTTATTCGTATTTTTTTTGGAATATTTTTATTTAAGAAAAAGGAGAATACTATGGCAACTGCTACAATGAAGGACGCCAGAATTACAGCCAGAGTCATGGCTCAACATAGACATCTTGATACACAAATCGAGAATCTAGAACGAAAGAATTTTCACAATCGAGAACTTATCATAGACCTCAAAAAACAAAAATTAAAAATAAAAGATAGACTGGCAACTATATCTTTACGAGAAGAAAGGCAGAGCAAGAAAGAACTAGAATCGAGGTACAAGAATATACAGCTCGATTTATTTAATCAACAAGAAGACAACGATTGGTAGGGTCATATTATGTTACATAAGATTAGTGATTTTGTAAAACGTATAAGTGTAATGCATGACGAAGCTCAACGCTTACACAAAATGAAATACGAGTCCCCTAAAGCAAAACAAGAAGACATTGACAATGCGATAGGAAATATTCAAGCATTGGCATTGAGTATTGCAAAAGATAAGTCTGCGTATAGCCGACATTAGTTAGGTTTACCATGAGGGTCGGAACAGGGGTTCGAAACTGAGCCCCTACCTATGGAAAAATTCTTAAAAAAATCCTCGTTCCCCAAGGAGTTTATAAATAGTTATATGAAAACATTTAAACAAGTAGATAGTATAGATTGTCTCTGCGAGGAGACTTATAAAGACTTAGAGATTACTGAAGCAGAGTATCAAGGTAAGAAGGTGAAACTGAATGACCCGATACGAGGTGGTAGTAAGAAGTTCTATGTTTATGTAAAGAACAAGAAGAATAACATCATCAAAGTTTCTTTTGGTGATACAACAGGGCTCTCCATTAAACGAGACGACCCTGCTCGTAGAAAGTCTTTTCGTGCAAGACATAATTGTGATACAGCAAAAGATAAGACAAGTGCAAGATACTGGTCATGTTATCAATGGCGAGCAAACGCACCTGTCAATAACTAAAAAGGAAAGAAGTGAATGAAGTTTATAGAAGTCTTAAAACATAATTTTGTTTTGGTGCCAGTTGTGGCATCTGTTATTTTTGGTACTTTTACTGGTATTAAGTATATCGTAGATGTGTCTAATACAATTCACACAAGTGAAGTTGAAGTTCAATCTCTTTTAAAAGAATTAAAAGAAACTCAAGCAAAATATGATGATAAGATAGATAATCTTAAAATGACTATAAATCAAAATAACAATCAAACAAATATAAACATTGCAGATGTAAAAGCACAAGTAGCCAAATTAGAAGCATCAATGCGAATGGGTGAAGACTTATATAGAGTATTAGCGGACCAAGTCAGAGAACACTCGTATGACATCAAAGACCTTAATCGATAAACGAAAGTACATATACTCTCCTATCACATTATCTTTATGTGTTGGGTTAATGTTAGCTATACTTCCGAGCAAAAATGCACATGCAAGAAATGATTATCTTCAAGGTCAGTTTCAACAATGTAACAAAGGACAATTTTCTGTAGATTCTTCTTATAACGAAAGAGATAGTTCACAATCAAATAATTATCCTGGAAGTGCATCAAATAACAACTATGGTTATGGAGATGGTTCAGATAGACGAATAGGTGTTAGATGGACTTGGTTTTTAGGAAGTAACTGCACCGATTATACTCAAAGGTTAATACAAGAGAATATGGAATTAGCTCAACAGTTAGAGTTAATTAAAATGTGTAAAAGATATAATAACAAAAAACTACCACCACAATTTGCAACACTTGCTAAAAAATGTCAGGGTGTTAATGGCGAAGAAATGGTTGACGATAGGCCACCTTCAGGTAAAAGTTACTATGATGAGCTTATGGAAGACATTGTTGCAAATCCAGATAAAGTTCCAGCTAAAGAAAAGTATTATAATAAAACTGATGAATCTTTAAGATTAAATATGAAAGATGATAAAAATTTAGAATTAGGTAAGAAGTTAGTGATTCCAGACTTTGAAATACCTGTCAAAGAATAATTCTTCTTTCCCCTACTTTTATAGGGGTACTATGATATCAAGACAGTTCTAAAAACCGCTTAGCGGGCGGCTATGAGATTCATTTTTTCTTCGATTCTCTAAATCTTGGTTCTTATAAGTACTCATGTACATTCTTTGAGAAACCTACCTAAGCTAGCTTAAAGCCCGTAAGAGCCCCACCATACAGTTATAACAAAAATAGTAGGAGATACAGGTAATACTATAAGCAAACCTAAAATCGTAGCTAATCTTCTACGCCAGTTTGTTGTTAATTTATTAAGTAGTTTTAACAGCAAAATATTCCTTTATGCAAATCGTCTTTCAATTTCTTTAAGATATCTTGCTTTCACTTTATTCCTTCCTGATTTTTCTATTGCATCTTCTAGTTTAGATTTAGACCAACCTTTGATACGTGGTTTCTCATTACAAGTAAGATTTGGATTTGCTTTACGCTTTCCTGGGTGAATCCTTGCTGCCATGCTATTCTCCTTTAATTGGTGGAAGAGGTAGGATTCGAACCTACTAGTCCAGAGGAAATGGATTTACAGTCCATCGTAACCCGCCATCGTTACCGCTCTTCCTATTATTTAAACTATATTCCTAATAATAAATAAAATACTATTGTACTACTTATAAAAACTGTTATAAAATCTTCTAAGTTCATAATATATTAACCTAATTATTTAGTGTTACTTGTTGAGGTTGGTATTCTGAAGGCACTACAAGGCTTATTTCAGTTGCCGGTGCAGCTGCTTGATAATGTTGTTCTACTGCTTCGTAGAAAAACATAAATGTGTAAAGTAAAACATAGTCCATAATATAACTCCATATTTAAAAAATCATTTGTTGTAACCAAGGATTGTTTATAATCCAAGCTAAGATGTATACCATCAAGGTTGTAGTTGCATACACAGTCCCTTTTAATAATATTGATATCATATTTAACTCGCCAATAGACTACAAGAAGAAGCCGATTTAAACTTGTTTATGTTACTGATAAGTGTATCACGATTCATTACACTTGGTAATGGATACTTACCAAATACTTTAGCATACTGATAACAATATTCTTCTTGCAATGTTTCTAATGCATATTCTTCTAATGCTACAGTTTGATACCATTGTTCATATTCCATAATATACTCCTATTATTTTTTTAATAAATCGTCTAGTATTACACTTTTAAACTTGTTTGTTTCTAGATTAATCTCTCCACCATATTTTTTAGATGTTGCAGACTTTAATTCAGGCTCATCTAAAGATTCATAGTGGTCTTGATATTCATAGTGGTCTTGCGATAATTGTATAATTGCATAATGTATAACTTTCAACAAGTCATCCTTATTACGACCTTCTTTCTTGCCATACCTTTGAGCATACTTTAGAATATTGCCCATACAGAAACCTGTACCATGACCTTGGTCAATGATAATTTCAGTTGCCTGATAATTTTTAGTTTGAGCGTAATGTGATTCATAAGTCTTATTCACATAATCCATTATATCATTTACAATTACATTTTCACTAAACTTGTATTGTATTGTCATCTTGACGTCCTTTCTTCATATTTGCTTTTATTATAAGTTTTTGAGTTTTGGTTAATTTAGGGTCAATAAATCCTTTAACCTTTCTTTTTATTCTAGCTGAGTCTACACCAAGTATAGCACAATAGTTAATAAACGCCCAATGGTCTTCACTTTCTTCATTCAGAATCCAGTCGATTGCATCGGCCTTGTGTTTTAAATACCTGGGTCTCTTTCCCATGTACATGGTATCTTCAACTGCTTGAGTTATTATTGCCGTAATAAAGCTTTCTTCACCAATCATTATATATCCTTTTCAATTTGCGAGAAGTATGCCCAATAGTGGTCACCGTTCTCTGTTACATATCCAATTGAACCTGCATAATCAAGTTCAGTATCATATTCTTGTATCTGTACACCAAGTTCGCCAGCAGGGTCACCTGTCTTTGTTGCGATTGATATGTCAGTTATTATACCTTCTCTAAAGTTCACTCTTTGATTTACATTTACTTTATCATTTATTTTAATTAACACTCATTACCTCTCTATCTTCTTGTTTAACTTTTTGAATATAGGCCTTTTTATTAGGGTCTAATCTTAATGCAGGGTTTTTAACTTCAACATCTTTTAAGTTAGACTCAATATTAAAAGATATTTGTCCTGCAAGTAAAGGCCATTTAGAAACAAAAGTATCTACAAATTTATCTCTTTGTTCTTCATTCATGTTAGCGATAGTCTCAACGAGGTTATCAGCTAAAACTTTATCTAAAACTTCATTCATTGTTTCTATCATGCGGCCTCCAACATTGACATTGGCACTCTATAAACTCTACCAAGCATATCAACTAGACATTTACTCTGCATAATTTTAGTAATTACACCAGGAGTTTTTTTAGTCTTTTGAACAACATTAACTTTTTGTCCTACAGTCAATGAAGCCTTAGCGTTTATAACTTTAACATCATTAATGAAAGCTGAAAGTTCGTTAAGTTCTGTCAGAGATAGTTGTTGAATGCCAGTTTTAATTAATTGTATTTTATTCATAATATAGTTTTCCTTCTGTTTAGTTTAAGTAAAGAGGACCAGTCCATGCGATAAAGTAATTACCGTCAAGCACATTTCCTCTTGGTTGATTTAAAGCAGGTCTGTTATAACTCGCAGGTTTTAACACATCACCTTTTTTAAATTTGTCGAAATCTTCTCTAACGATAAAAGCAAAAGCGCTTCTATCTTGAATAACTTTAAAGTATTTGCGACCCATTTTAATTTGTGTTTTTGAGTCCCACTCAGCAAGTTGTTCAAGACGATAAGAAGATGTAGATTGACCGTCTCTAGGAGCAGTCCAAGAATCGAAGTTCTCTTTAGCACCCGCCATCATATTCTTGATGCCAGATAAAAGAGAAGTTGATTTTTTAGTAACTAGTGTTTTCATAATATAGTCGTTCCTTTTCAATTGTTTATGTAGTAATTATATCGTAAAAGTAAGATAATAACAAGTCTTTTTTCATTAACCTTTACTAGTGGAAACCATTAAGCAGTATCTAGTAGATACTGGTCGTCAATAACTTCATCAATGTTAAATGCATTAATACCAATTAAGTCAAGAGCAACATCTGATTCTAAGATTTCTTTCTTAGCCTCGTCTTTGTCGATAAGACCTTTTTTAAGGTTTTCGAAGACTGATTCTACGAATTTTTCAGCTTCGTCCCAGTAGTAGTT